CCTTCCCAATATAAAACTTCTTGCCTGATTTTTTATTCTTGAAGATTATTTTATGACCGAACTCTACTAAATAAGCATGATGGGCAATTGATGTATCAAAACCTATCTTTGATATAAAGCCAAATCTTCTTTTTTTAACTGAAACCTTCAAACCTCGCTTTAAATTACCAGTTTCTCCAATTGGAACTCTCTGTTTAATCTCGTCCTTAACTATGTTTGCAGCTTTGCGGATAACCTTACGACCAAGACTAGTTGAGGCTTTTTTATCAATCCTTTTTAACTCTGCTTCCAATTCTTTAAATCCTGTTAATGATATAGCTGTCATTTTGTTCTCTCTGCTAATAACTCTAGCCCACGAACGTTATATAGTGGTGCGATACTTCTTACATCATAATTTACTGACCTATGTACAATTCTTAATTTAGTTCCGCTATCACTTCCATTATCTGCATAGATTCGTTGGTCTGCTCTAATGATAAACTTTAAAGCTTCGATACTTATAACTGTTTGACCTGTACTGATTTTCTCATTAGCCCTTACTGGAAGTATATCGGCACGAACCGCAGCAACTTCTACCCAAGATTTTGTGACATCCCCACTACTTGTTACAACCTCGGAATATTCTTGGATGCTAATGCTAAACTTTAATTTACCGCTTTCCACTCTTTGCCCCCATACTCTGTAGGTTTGGGGAATCGAATAGCTTCTGATTGTTTTCTTAGTTCCTTCTTAAGCACTTCTATCTCTTTATAAGCACCAATTGTCATTAAAAAAGTTAAGGAAGTACTAACTCCAAGACTAATCACGCAAATTGTTAAAAAAACTATCATACTAAATACCTAACTTTCAAAGGTTCAACAAAAAGTGCTAAAGTTCTAGGAACTTCTATTGAAGCACCTCCATAACTAACTAATCCCCTATGCTCAAAGTAGTGACTTGCAAATAACTTAACAGCCATTTTAATTTGCTCATCAACATCCCCAATTGCAACCCCTGCAATGTATTGGATATTAATACCATCAATTCTTTCATCACTATCTGTAGGATAGTCTACACCATAAGCTTTTCCAATAGTAGATGGATTAACTCCTGCTGATTTAATGTAACTATCGGAATCTACGGTGGTAAGTGTGCCACTTGTGGCATAGTATTTAATATGAGTAACAGTAGTCGCAGGACTCAAAGGAAGAGTCATTCTTTCACTAAATTTATCAGTAAAATAGTCAACTGTTTGCGTAACAAAAGCCCTATTCAATAACTTCTCTAAGACTTGAGTTGCTGCAGGTAGGATGAAATTAGTAATTAAATCATCATCCTCAGTATGACTAATCGCAGCAAATTTTTTAAATTCCGCAACTGTAACTGGACTTCCTCCACCTGAGACTACTGTATAACTACTCATTTATTTTTCCTCGACTTCTTCAATTTCCTCACGAACTTCCGCTTCCTTTACTGGTTTAGCTGTAGCCGTTTCGTAAACTCCATTAGCAATCTCTTTGCCTTTATACTCTTCAATCATACCAGAGTCTAAAAACTTCTTAGCAACCTTACTTGGTAGCTCTACAATACTTCCAATTGGAATATTTTGAGTTGAACAAGCGTAAGTTTTTACAAATCTAAATTTTTTTTCTTCTGCCATTTTAATATCTCCCTAAAATAAACATTAGGAAAGGATAATCGCTCACCCTTTCCTAACTAGTTTTTATGCCATTGTTAAACGACAGAAAGCTTCTGCTACCGCAGGCTTACCATCAAATTCCCTACGACCAATATAACCAATCTGGTTAGTAGTAGCGTAAAGCTCAGTTAACACTTGAAGCTGTAAAGCTAAATCATCAAGGATGTAGTACTGAGAAAAATCAGCAAGCATACCAACATACAAACCACTAGTTTGTGTGCTAGGCATATACTCAGACAACTTAACAGGATTACCACAAAGAGTTTCACTCTCACCTGCAACAATCCCAGGAGTCAATAAATACTGACTGTTTCCATCTTTTAACAAAGCGATATTTTGCAATACAGTTTTGTTTAAAGCCCAAGTAAGGTTTCCCCAATAAGCTTGTGGAATTTGGAACTTAGCTTTTTTGATAGTGTCAGCATCAAGTACTGTTGCACTAGCAAACTCTAAATCTTGAGAAGTTGGAACACCACTAGCAGAGGCAGTCATAAAACCAAGAGGCTTAGAACTACCATCACCATTAATGCAGTTATTCTCTTCTACAACACCGAACTTATAACCAAGTCGCTCTTCAACTAAAGATTGAATATCTAAAGCACTGTTACGAACAAGTGTCTTAGAAACTTTCAATAGTTTAGTAATTGCATTTGGGTCTAGCTCAAACTGACCGAAAGCCATTGTGCTATCCTCAGAAGCAGCAGCGATTTCAGTAGTCCATGCAGCATCAGCAGGGTCAGCAGTTAGTTTAGGCATAGTCAATTTCTTGGCCTTATCTAATCTAATTACAGTTGCAAGACTTCTTAAGAAGTTAGCATTGTCAGCGTTCTTGATAAGATTTGTTCTAAAATCTTCTGGAACAACAGTGTACCCACCAACAGCATCAGAAGAATCTTGTGCCAAGGCACGTAACTCTTCTTGGTTTAGTCGATCTTCACCATAGCCTAACAACTTCTTCATTGCCTTAGTTCTAAACTCAGCTTTCTCAGCATCGTTCTTCTCATTAGGCTTAGCAGTTCTTGCTTCAACTCCTTCAATCGGCATAGCCGTTTTAGCATCTTCAGCATCTTGTGCTTCCATGCGTTCCGCTCTAGTTAGTAAATCACTAGCATCAGCCCAAAGTTTGTCATACGATTCTTTTTCCGCACTGTCTAAATTACGATTTTGCTTCTCAGCAGATTCCACGACTAAACGTGCCTCAGCCAAAAGTTTCGCTCTTTGTTCGCGGAGTTCTATACTTTTATTCATAGTATTATCCTCTATTAAATTATATTGTTTATTGTTTTATTTTAGCTGAATAGCCAATCAATGGATTGTTTATGTCTGCATTTTATTGCAAGTTAGAATTAAATTCGATGGAATTAATTCTCCCCATGAAGGTTACTGTACCACACGACAGTCTAAAACTTCAATACCTGATTTACCTGCAGGTATAAAAACTGGTGGTTTGTTAATTTTGAAGTCTAATATCTCAGGGTTGTCGAACTCAACCCTCCCCGATTTTACCAAACTAGCTAAGTAGTTCAGGTGTGGCTCTATTAGATGAACTTGCTTCTTGTATGGAAGTAACTTGTTGTGATAATCGGCATATAAATCCATACCTGTAATGGTTAACTTCTCTGGTTTATGCTCTAAAATCTCCATAATAGCTACAAAACCTGTCATAGCTTTAGTTAAACTCTCACAATTCCACTTACTTAAAGCGTCTGATCGATTAAAACTAGGTTGATTATAGTAGACTGAATAGTCTTTGTCATGCTCATCAAAATACTGCAAGCAGGCTTTTGTCATTACCCCCGACTCGTCAATCCTAGTATGTTGAGCGTTTAAAGATGGAAGCCCCAGCTCTGGTGTTCCACAAAAGTAATTAACATTTATAGCGAAAGACTTATCTTTATAATGATTGTTAATACTAACGAAAGTATCAGCCTCCACTGGTTTAGCAAGTAACGCACCACCGATTAGGCAGACTTCTTTATTTCTATAGTACTTCCGCAAGGTCAAGTTTCCTACTTAATATATCATTAATGATTGCAACATCTCCTTTTTTTGGATGCTCGCTTAATAGTATTGCCTCAGCAGAACGAACACTTACCTCAGTATCGCCATAAGCAGGGAAGGTCACAGGAGAAACGTCAAATAAATCTAAATCTTCAATCTCTCTTAGGTCTGGAATATCGTTATCAGCATCTTCTCTCCAAGTAGTTTTCTTAGGAATAAAACCAAAACTCATCTGATCTATATCTCCCCTAGTAATACTCTCTATAGCATCCCTTCCAACTTGTGTGTTAGGTGGGTCGATTTCAATGTATAAACCTTTCTCATCTTCCTTAAGTGTTAACGTTCCTGCCTTAGTACGACCAAGGATCTTACTAGGGTCATGATCAATTAAAGCTCTAACATCGTGCTTCTCTACAATTGATCTCGCAAAAGCTTTAGGTTTAATAACTTCTCTGAACATTCCTGCAATTACAGTTTCAGAATCAAAGATTGCTGCATAGCCTATTATCTTTGGTGGAGTGTTAGCACCTTCGGCTTCTTCCCTAACCTCTAATCCTGTCACGTTAATACTTCTAATTTCTTTATTCCTCATAATGTTATTTCCTCATTGTTTTCTAATTGAACTAAATAGCCTGCAACTAAATCCTGAAAATCTACACCTTCCATATTTCTTGTTTGTGCTAATGGTTTTAAAACCTCACTTATAAACGGCATCATTTTCTCAGTAAGGAACTCGGCTTTTAAAGTATCTCTTTTTTCATTACCATCTAAGCTTTTTAACTTTTTACTAACTTTTGTATTGATACGATAAATGCAATCTTTAAGTATTGGAGCAAAACGATCTTCATCTTTTTCCTCTGGTTTTTTCTTCTCACCAACTGTTCCCATATTTAATGGTTGTATTGGTTCGTCTAATCCTTTTAATTTATTCCAATCTTCTAAGACTCTAGCTTGGTTTCTAGTCATAAAGCCTGCCTCAATAGCATTCTTGTAAGCTGTATATCTGCTAGTAGTATCTCCACGCATTAAGTGGTCTGCATTAAGTTTTATGAAATGGTTTTTAGTTGCATCAGTAGAAAGTATCTCGCTCTTAATAGTCAACTCGATTCTTTTCATAAATGGAAGGTTGGTGTATTTAACAAAGTTAATTCCTTGGGATTCGATATTGTCATATTTAGCTCCCTCCATGTCTGCAATTAAATGTGGAGGAACTCCAAAGATTCCGCAAACTCTACTACGATTAAATTTTTGAGTAGAAATAAATTCTGCATCAGAAGCTGAAATAGAAACAGGTTGCCAATCCGTTCCCTGCTCTAGCACTGCAGTCGCACTACCTTCTGCATTTACCCCATAGAGTTGATCCCAATCATTTCTTAATCGCTCTTCTTGTTCAGGAGTTAATTTTCCTGGGACTTTTAAAATTCCAGTTGGATTAGCGTTCCTAGCAAAACTTTTAGTTCCGTACTTCTCAGTGGCTATTGCTGTAGCAAAAAGGTTTTTGGTAATGTTAATAGGAGTCTCTCCATAGATTCCATTAGATGTTAGGTTTTTAAAATGTAAAATCTCACCCGACCTAAAGGAAAACTTATTCTTGTAAACATAAACTAAGCTTCCAGATTTTGTAACTTTTATCTCAATAGAGTCTGGGTCTAAAGGCATTATTTCTACAACCTTACCACCTCCACTTCTTACAACCTTGTGGTAGGAATTTCCTCTAAAGCAAAGTTGCCAAATAATAACTTCTAACCACGTTTGCACGTTCATTAACTTATTAGGTTTAAGTGTCAGTAATTTATGTAATGGACTAGCTTCATCGGTAACAACTCCCTCGCTTGTTTTTTTATATAAACCAATTGGCATACAACCAATAGCCCAAGCTAGTGTACGAACACAAGAGTAAACATCAGCAATTCCTTCAACGGCTTCTCTGCTAACTTCGATTCCATTAACATCATTATTAGTCCAGTTTAACCATCTTGGAGGGTCGGCACTCGGATTGTAGTTCCCTTGTCGAACTTCCCCTATACTCCTCAATTGGTTTTCACCAAATAAAAATTCAATTAAATTCACTCGTTATTCTCGGTAGACATGGTTGATTAGTTTGGTCAATAGTAAACTGTAACTAGAGTTTTATCAATCCACGTTCTTTATAAACCAAGTCTGGTTCGTTTTGTGTGACTAATATTCTCCATAATCCCATAATTAGCCCAACAATACCATCTATTCTTTCAGCACTCTTCTTTTTGTTAGGTCTAATATTACCGCTTGAGTCCTCAAGTCCTACTACAACGCTAGCCATTCGGTCTAATATTGGGTTTCCTCCATGTAGTACTGCTTCCTCGCATACCCAAGCAAGTAGTTCTTTAGTCGGGTAACTTAAATTACTAGCAGTCTGCCTGCACTGCACCATTTCAAAACCATCTTCCTCTAACTGTAGAGCTAACTGTGTAGCGTTCCAAGGATCAAAAGCAATATCTTTCATGGCAAACTTGTCTCCGAGTTCGTTTATTTCCTTTCTAATTATGGAATAATCTACTCGCTCACCTTCTGTAACAGTAATTAAACCTTGTTTCTCCCAAACATCGTAAGGCATTTTATCACGTCTTATCCGCTCAATCATTCGCTCCCTAGGAATCCAAAACTTTGAAATTACCATCATTTTATTCTTTTCGGCATTAGGGAAGCACATGATAAAAGCTGTGATGTCAGTAGTTGTACTTAAATCTAAACCACAATAACATTCTTCTCCAATTAGATGCTCCTCCTTAACTGCAATCTCGCTAACAGCTCTCCATTTATCCATAGGAATTAATCTGGTTTCCTGTTCTGTCCAGATATTTAAATGCAATCGCTTAAAAGTATTCTCATAACTTGGAAGTTCTTGGGCTCTTTTACATTCGCTTACGAAATAATCTTCATTGAGACTTACCCCATAATTCGGATTAGCTTTCTTCCAAGTACTTTCTTTTGTCCAATCATCCTTCTCATCTGCAGCAAATATTAGAGGAAAAAATTCTGGGTCTTCTAAACTATCTTTAGGGTCAAGTAATCTCTTTGAATAAGAATGTAGTTCGTAGCAAATACTATTTTTATCATAACCTGCCGTAGTGATGTAAACTTCCAATGGTTGTTCTCTCGCACCTGTACTAGTTTTTAGAACATCAATTAGTTCGCGGTTTTTTTGAGCGTGTACTTCATCGACTATTACTCCATGCAAGTTAAGTCCATGCTTAGAAAAAGCGTCTGCAGAAATTACCTTATAAACACTGGCAGTTTCCTTCACGATAATCGCACGTTGGTAAGCCTCGGCATGTTTTCTTAATCTCGGATTCATTGCTACCATCTGCTTGGCGGTATCGAAAACAATTCGTGCCTGCTCTCTATCTACTGCAGCACTTACGACTTCTGCTCCACCTTCCTCATCGGCTAGTGTTAAGTAAAGCCCTAAACCAGAAGCTATAAAACTCTTTCCGTTTTTCCTGGGAACTTCTAAGTAAACAACTCTGTATTTTCTTTTATTATTATCTTTCCTTTTCCAACCGAAAATCTCCATTAGGAAAGCTTTCTGCCATGGTTCTAGGATTAGATTTTGCCCTGCCCATTTCCCTTTAATATGTTTGAGCTCTCTCTCAAAAAAATGCACTACGTTCATAGCAGCATCATTATCAAAGTAATATTTACTGGTGTCTGGTTTCTTTTTAGACATACTTAAAAGGATTAGCTATTGGTGCATTGTTCGCTGCTTCCCCACCACCTGCTCGCTTTATTCCAATCCTTGCTCTGGCAACTGGGGTCATTCCAAATTCTTTTTCAAGCTGTAACATTTCTCCTGCAAGCCTGCTGGCTTGTGCAACTTCTGGATAAACCTTCCAATCTTTTAAGACTTTAATCTCCTTGGAGATATAACCACCTTCTTTTTCGTTAAACTCTCGTACCTTTTTAACATCATAAACTGGAAACTTAAGTCCTTTTTCATCAATAAAGGCTTGCGTATCTAACCATTGAACCCAAGAATTACAGTACCTAATTAAGCTCCTCTCATCTATTGCATCGAGTAAACCCAATACTGCTAGCTCTCCTGTTATCTGTACCCAAGAATCCACCTTTCTGTTATCTGTCTGCAGCACTTGAGGTATGTGTGTGTCTTTAACCTTAGTGCCTGAGGGTGTGCTGTCCAGAATTTTTTCGTGATAACCTTGGTTTTTATCCCCTCTAGCTATTAATGCCCGAACTTCTTTGGTAAGTATATGTGTACCCATGCTTGGTATCATACTTGGGGTTGCGAAAATTCGCAAGTTGTTTTTGTCGGTAAAAGCTTAGGTCACG